AAATACTACCAATAATTAAAGAAAATACTGCACTCGATAATCAGTGGGTAATTGAAGAGGTGATGGTTATGGATGCTGAGTCGCTTGAAGTTTTATTTACTCATTTATATAAAAAATTAAATAATGATAGGGATATTATAACCAATATGGATATAAATTCACTACTTCAGCATCTTAATGGTGTAATAGGAGTTCTACGTAATCGTACAGGTGAATGAGAATAGTAAGTAATTAATATGTCACAAACAATTCAAGATTTTTATAGAGTAGCTCAACAACGCGATTTCGCTCGCGATTTCCAACTTCGTGTATTACAATTAGGTGATCTCACTTTTAATTCTGATGATCTAATATACATACGTACTGCACAATTACCGGACCGTCAAATTAGTAACCATCAGGTCCCATACATGGGTCTTGATTTTAACGTACCGGGGTCTGTTAAATATCCCGGTTCAGATGCATGGGATGTACTATTCTGGGCTGACGCAAAGTATAGAGTGCGTGAAAAGCTAGAAACCTGGCAGAAAACTATATTTGATGATTCTACCAGTACTGGTAATATGACAGTTCCTGGTGTCAATAGAGTAGTAACACTACAAATGGTTGATGAAATGCTAAACACTGTAAAAACATATAATCTATATGGAGTATATGTTAAAACATTAGGTAATATACAATTCGATGTTCAAGGTACTGGCGCGCCTCGTGAATTTACATGTCAATTAGCTTATCAATTCTGGAGACCGGGTACATCAGTAGGTACTCAATCAGGTTCGTCTATATCCGGTAATATTGGAGCTTCCATCAACATAGGTAATGTTAATGTTGGTGCATCTATTGGGTTCTAATAGCAATTAATTATATAACACCCCGTAGATTCATATGAGTTTACGGGGTGTTATAGTTTATAAGTATCATCGTGGGTTTCGATATATTACAACAATCTCGAGCGCAAAATATAAATCTTACATCTACTAATTCTGGAAGTAGAATGCTAGGGTTACAAGATTTTTATCGTGCAGTATCAGAGCGAGGTGTAGCTAGAGATATACAATTTAGAATTACACAATTAGGTGATTCTAAATTCAATAATGAAGATTTAATATATATCCGGACTGGTAGTATACCTAGTAGAGAAATTCAGACAGATTCTGTATTTTTTAGAGGTTTTAGATTTAACGTACCGATGACTGTAAACTATCCAGGATCAGATGGGTGGGATATAGAAATTTTAATGGATCGTGATTATAAAATATACGATAAATTATATGAATGGCATAAAAGTTATTTCGATGAAACAACTTTAACAGGAGCTAATATACCTGATAGTAGTAATATTATAGAGTTGGTATCGGTTAATGATAAACTAGATGTATCAAATAAGATAATATTATATGGATGCTGCCCAGTAAAATTAGGTGACATAAAGTATAACATAGGTGGTACCGGTTCTGTTTTATCTATTAGTATGACTATATCTTATCAATACTGGGCGCCATCTAAGTAAATAATATGGGACAAGGATTACAAGATTTTTATCAACAAGCACAAAAGCGTGGATTCGCTAGAGATTTCCAGTTTCGTGTTATACAGATAGGTGGATCAAAACTTAAAGATGAAGATTTTGTTCTAATAAAAACCACTACTTTACCCGGTAGAGATATGCAAATACAACAAGTACCGTTTATGGGTGTTGTTTTTAATATACCCGGATCTCCTATATTTACCGGGTCAGATAATTGGGAAGTAACATTTCATGCTACACAGGATTTTTTAATACGTGATGAATTTGAAAAATTGCAATCAGATATATTTGATATGCAAAAGGTTGGTACCATAGGTAAGGGTGGTGTTGGTAATTTATCTTTACCGGGAGTAGAGAGGACCATTCAATTAGATTTAATAGGTGATAATTTATCTACCATAAGATCGTATTTCTTAATAGGTTGTTTTATACGAAATGTGTCCGAGATTAGTTATGATTTGCAAGGCGCGGGTAAACCTGTAGATTTTAAAGCGGGATTATCATATCAATACTGGACTACTTCACCTGAGGGTATTAGTACTGTTAATAATAAATAATGGCCAACGAAATTTCATATTTTAATTCATTTATTGCTCAGCGATATAATAGTATACCATACTCCACACAATGGATGATGCATGTTAATATACCACTAAGCATAACTAGTAATTTAAGAAACATAGACACAGAAATGTGGAATATTAATTATGGTCAACAGGCTATACTTAATTCCGTAGGTGCTGGAACCAACCATGTACATGGTAATATATTCGCTCAATCGGTCACAGTACCGGGAGAAAAATTAGAAGTCACACGAGTGGGTATAGAATCCGGATTTCGTGGTGGTTTTAATACTACACCAGTAATCAATTCCCGCGCGGATCCAGAAACTGTAAATATTAATTTCCTCGAGACTACATATTCATTTCTGGATTTAGTAATAAGACCATGGATTATACAAGTGGGTCATCAAGGGTTAGTACCTATAAGCGATAACCCTAAAGATAGTATTAAATCTACTATGTGGGTAATGTTTTTTGATCGCGGAGATATAAAAACAAACACTCCACCAAAAATACGCAAAATGTGGAAATTTAATAATGTGTTTCCTATTAGTTGTGATTCAGATACTACAGATTTCCAGAAAAATCAAATTACTACATTAGCTACACAATGGATGTATACACATTATACTATTGATAGTGCGAGTTAATAATATATAATACCAGTATGGTACCATACCATTTTAAAGTATATATACCATCACTTAATCGAAAGGTATTATTCCATGATATAACTATCAGAGATTGGATTAATATCAATAAAAGTATAATCAATAATGATTATGAAGAAATAATCAATTGTTTTGACTTAATCATACAAGAGTGTTGTATAGAAAAGAATCTTATATTCACTATATTAGATAAACTCATAATATTACTATCTATTAGATCATACTCTATTAGTACATTTTGTACATTAAAAATTACGGACAAAATAGAGGATAAAGAGTTTGATTATACACTAGAGCTTAATAGTTTGATTGATACACTAAATAATATACCATTGATACATAAAAACACTGTGGATGTTAATGATTTAGTTATAGAATATGGCATACCAATATATCCCATTAACGATTCAAATATAATACTACCATCTGAATACATACATTGTATTAGATATAATGGTGAAATTATAATATCGAGAGATGTTAACAATCTAGATGATATAAACCAGATAATGAATTCTGTTGATGTAAAAGTATACCAAGATATTAATGTATATGCAAAACAATTAGTTGATGCTATTAATACACACCCAATATATATTATTAAAAGCCCTTGGGACACATCTAGATTATTAATATCTCAGAATATGTCAATAAATTATGATATGTATGATCTTTTGAAAATGCTATTCACCGAAAACCTTCATAATTTATATAGATCTATATATTCATTCAATCGCCAATTAAACATATCACCCGAATATACCGAACAGTTAATACCAGTCGAGAAAGATTTACTGTGGGGATATTATATTAAAGATTGTAATGATGAAGCAGAACGAAAAAAAGCTACTACCAAAACCGGTACATTCACCCCATAATGGACTTTAAGTCAATACTAACTATATAATATTAACATGGCAACATTAAAAGTAACAGAAGCTATCAATTTAATTAAGGCTAACCAAAAGACATCTGATATATTCATACCGTCATTAGGTAGAACCGTTAAATTTAAACATCTAACTACCGGACAGCAGGAAAAGTTTGTTCAATCACTGATAGATAGTCCAGCTACTCAATCTAAATTCAATATCACGCTTATAGATATCATTAAAGATAATATAGATGATAAATCTATAGTAAATTCATTAACCATTATAGACAAATATGCAATAGGTGTAGCGCTACGGATATGTAGTGTCGGTAATATACTAAAAACTGAAGTAGACTCAGAGCCGGGTATAATATATAATATTGATCTAAATCAATGTACTGAATACGTTAAGACTCACGTAAAACATACACCATTCGATGAAATTAAAATTGATGAATTTTCAATCGGTGTAACATACCCCACTATATCTTTAGAGTATGCTAATGAAAAATATTTCAAACGAGATGATATCACATTAGGGGATACTGCAGATGGTATTAGGTCAATAATATCAAATGCATTTATTGGTGACGCTATAATGTTTATTGATTATATTTCTATAGATCGCACAGATGGTGAACCACTTAAATTAGATTTTAAATCAATATCATTACAAGATAAGCTAGATTTAGTAAGAAAACTACCGAATACTGTAATAGAAAAGATTATAGATCCTATGTCTAAAACTAAAAATCAAATCGAGGGTATACTAAAAACGGTAGGGGTATCTACTACTGATGATAAAATTAAACGCAGCATACTTATCACCTTTGATGCGTCCTTTTTTATTAGCACTAATTAAGGATATTTTAAATTCGCCAATTAAGTAATAGTATGGCGGATAATTTAGACGAAGTAAATGCATCATTAAATGAAATTAAACGCCTTCTCGAAAATAAGAAAAAAGAGAAGGGTGATGCTATTACTGCGGATGCATTTACCGATCCGAGATTTATAGAGTTGTTTGACTCATACTTCAAACCACTAATAGAATCATCAAAAACTATCAGTGATCAATTAACTGAAAAGAAAAAGGTTAATGTATTTGATGTATTAGGTATTTCAGATAGAATACAAGATCGTAAACGAGATGCATTAATTAAAGAATATGATAAGTTAACAGAGAAAATCCGTAACATTTCTAAAAACATTGGAAATGTTAGAGGGTACTCAATATCAGATGTCCTAGGACTAACTAAAACCGAACGGAATACTAATAGATCTATAATTAATCACGCTATACGTAGGTTAAGTCTGAATATCAATAAAACCGCAAAAAATTTAGGTAATACTGAGCTAGTAATGAAATTTATAGGGTTAAAACCTATAAAAATGCCGGATATTGTGGATGTTAAGGTATCTAAACCGGCGGTCAACATACATAAAAAACCATTAACTGAAAATGTATCTAATATAGAACCTCCGGTTGTTATTAGTGATCAACATAAAGTACCATTTCAAACCAAAAAAACTAAACAAGATATAGATGTAAAAACTAATATACCTCAAGATCAACCAAAGGAGGATATTAAAATTAGTGTTCCTACTACACAAAAACGTAAAAGCGTAAAAACATCTACAGCAGATATTGAAAGTGTAGCATCTATACCTAAACGTAAAATCAAAAAATCTAAAGATTCTGAAGATGTAGATAAACCATCTATCAGTACAAATAAACCCATTACCCCCACCATAGATGATACATCTAAATCTAGGGTAGATATAAAACAGAAACAAGAAACACTATCTGAAAAGATAGATGAATCAAAAGAGGTTTATAATGTATCAATTGTAGGGGTCAGTGATGAAATTAAAAAGTGGTTATCTAGTAATGTAGGTATTACTGGTAGTAGAAGATCATCACCAGCAAAAAAAGCAGATAAAACTGAGGAAACTGAGGATGGTACCAATACAGATCGTGAAAGCTATTCTCGTAGAGGTAATGCTTTAGCTCGTATGCTCACATTACAGGGTGGGTTATTCTTAACTAGTTTATCTGTAGGTTTAGTAACAGCAGTGAAGGGCTTAACGGATCAAGGACCACTAAAAGGTCTGGAAAAATTAGTCAGTATAAATGCATTAAGAGTGTCTAAATCGATATTTAAAAGCATGGTAAAATTCACCACTGAACATATACCTGAGTTTATTGGTAAATTTACAAAGAACATGTTTAGCGGTCTAACTAAATTAGCAGGATCACCATCTATAGTGGGTAACGCTACTAAATCATTAGGTGGTACATTAAAAGCCGGTAAAAATATCATGGGTTGGATGGGTAAGATTACTAAAAAACTACCAGGTATCGGACTTTTATTATCCTTAGGTTATGCAATAGATAGATTTGCTAATGGAGATATACAAGGTGGTCTTATAGATATCGCATCTGGTGCAGCTTCAACTATACCAGGACTAGGTACTGCAGCTTCTGTAGGTTTAGATATTGTTAACGCTCAAGCAGATCTAGCTAGTGGTGGTGTAGTAGGTACTAGTAAGAAGAAAGGCTGGCTAGGTAAAATGAACAAATTCTTGGGTGATATGTTCGCAAAAATCTTATATTTTAATCTCAATAAATTACCTTTCGGTTTAGGTGAGAAAATTGCTGGTTGGTTAGGTTTAGATATGACCGGTTTAGCTATGACAGCTGCGGTAGGTGTAGATGAAGACTTCGATAAGACATCTAACCCGATCGTAGATAGTGCAAAAATTAGAGTCGAGAGAGCTCAAAAATTACGTACAAGATCTGAAACAGCTCAAAAAGATATATTAAATGGTCGTACAGTTGATCAACTTAATGAGCAAGAAAAAGCTGAATATGACAGACATTCAGCTATAATAGATCGTGCAAATGCAAGCGATAGAGAACAAAAATCTATACTAAACAATCAAGTAATAACTAAAACATCCACAACTACACCCACACCTAATATATCATCTAATATTCAACCAGAAATAGGTGAACAAAAACCTATTAATAAAATTAATGATACTGAAAATGTTGATACATTATTACCACTTATACCTTCGGATAATAACACTCAAAACTCTGGAGTAATGAGAGTGGATACTCCATATATACCACCAGAAATACCCCAACCTAAAGATAATGATGTAATTAATGCATTAACTAATATTAATTCTAATTTAGAATTAATGAATAATAAACAATCACAACCTATAATATCTGAACGTACACCCGATCAAACAATGTTTAACGTATCTACTATAGCTGGAGGTGGTCAGCAATCTAATACAATGCTTCAACTCGCAATTGAAACCATAAGAGATACATGTTATTCAATTAGAGAGCGAAATCGTGGAGTAATTTTAGATTATAGATCATTAGCATAATAAGATCATGACAAATAATACGGAAGCAACAACTAATAATATACTTTACAGTTTAGATAGTTCTGATACAACATTAAAGTATGGTGCACCTAGAT